CCCGGAATACATATTTTCACCAATGCGGCGTTCCAGTAAATCATCAATAGTGGTCACTTTCTCCGGGGCAACCAGCGGCGGCGTATAGGTCTTAGTTTCATATCCAGTGTTGGGGACAATCTTTCCGCCAATCAGTCTGGACACGAACGTGGCAACCTTGCGGCTTCCCTTTCTGAAATCCACGTCAACGCTCTTTGTCACAAAGGTTTCCTCATGCCGGAAGAAAGTGCTTCTGAAAAACGTCCTCACCGGGGGCAGCTTCTGAATGACCCTGCCCATTGTCCTCGGTTCATAAATAGATACTTCGTTTGCCATTGTCTTTTCATCCTCCTATCTCAAAAAGATAGACAGCTTGCGCAAGCTGTCCTTAATGTCTTCGATTTCCACGCCCTCCGGCAGATTGAGTGCGTCAGCGAAAAACTCCCCCGTCATGTAATATACAACGGGTTCGCCTTTTTCTGCCGCTTCTACCGTAATTCCGATTACATTCCCCGTGGTTGCCGCTACTGCGTTGTCACCGCTGCCGGACGCTGCCGCCACTGCGACAATCTTCCCGTCTTCATTTTCGGTTACGGGCGTATGCTCTGCCAGCTTCTCCCCTGCCGTCCCGGTTTCCGGCAACGTGGTGAAGTCCCCGGCAAAGAAATTCTTAGGCTCTGTGCTTCTCGTTTCCACTGCGTATCTTGCCATTTTCCTTTACCTCCCCTTATTCAAATTTCAGTGCGTCAATAGCTGCGTCAAACGGGTTCTTTCCGTCTTCGCTGCCCCCTGCTGCCCCTGCAACTCCGTTCACGCCGGAAGCGTCAGCGTCAGCGTTTCGGTTCTGGATGTACTGCCCGCCCTGCTTATTCTGTTCGGCAATGATTTTCATTGCCGCCTGCTCTGCGGTGCAGGGGTTCACAAATTTTGCGTCAGAAACAATGTCCGCATAATTGCCGCCCGCCATATCCTCAATAGCCTTGATACGGCTTCTTTCTGCCGCCGTTGCCGCTGCTGCCGCTTCGTTCTGGATGGTTGCCACTAAATCCGGGTATGCGGCTTTCAGTGCGTCAACCGTTCCAATGTTTTCAACTGCTGCCATTTCTTTTTCCTCCTTTGGCTTGTTTTTAGCTGCTGCACTTATATTTATCAAACCACCCGGATTGTGCGGGCTGTTCAATAACATTTTAGGGACCGTCTTAAATGCTGAAATGTCAATGGGCGTGGAATTGACCACGATTTTTGAAGAATTTTCAACCACCGTGCTTGCTTCCTCAAACATCAATTCATCACAGAAGCCGTTTGTCACTGCTTCGTCACCCGTCCACCACTTTTCTTCACTCATTAAAGCGGCTATTTCATCAGCACCCATGCCCGTTTTCATTGCATAGGTGTTGACTATGCTTTGTTTAATCACTTTCAGTTCGTCAGCCATTTTTTCAAAGTCTTCCGCTCTGAAAGTGTCCCAGACGGTCATTGCCGGGTCATGTATCATGAAAACGCCGTTTCTGGCTATTTTTATCGTGTCCCCAGCCATTGCAATGATTGTGGCTGCGGAAGCCGCCCAGCCGTCAATCTTCACCGTGATTTTTGCCGTATGGTCCTTTAATCTGGTGAAAATCGCATTTGCAGCGAATACGTCACCGCCGCCGCTGTTAATGCGCACGACTATTTCCGGCACGTCCCCCAGCGCAGCAAGTTCCTTGTTGAATTGCTGCGGTGTCACTCTGTCTTCCCACCAGCTTTGCTGGCTGCTTATCGGTCCATACAGAAGCATTTCCGGGGGGTTCGTTTCTGTCCCCGGTATGAAGTCCCAGAATTTATTCCCCGTCACCCCCTGCGGGTTCTGCTGGCTTTCCCTGCTGCCCTGCTGGTTCTTCTGGTCCACCCCCTGCGGGTTCTTCCCCTGCTGGCTCTGCCCCTTCGGGCTGCTGTTTCTGTTTTTCATTCCCTTTGGCAACTTTCTTCACCTCGCTTAATTTCTTTTCTTCCTGCTTCAACTGGTCTGCGTTACTGTAATAATCGCCGCCCGTCATTTCCCTTGTTTCGCTGCTTCTCGTTGAAAATCCGTTCTGCACCCTCTTTTCCGCTGCGGTCACTTCCTTTACCGGGTCAAGGATACCTTTTGCCGGTCCGTTCCACTCTGCCCGGCAGTATGCCTTTCTGATTAGCGGGTCAGTGAAGAAGCCGGGGGCGGCAATCCTTTTCTTTGCCACGGCTTCCGTCAGCCATTCTTCATAAATCGGCTGGCAGAAATAAGCCGCAAGCCATGCCCGGTACATACGGAACATTTTCCACGCTTCTTCCAGTGCGCCCTTGCTTGCCGTATAGGACGCATTGAACCGCTTCACAAGCAGTTCATAGGGGATTTCAAGGGAAGCCCCTATTTGCTGGCATATCGCTTCAACGAACATGGAAAAATTGCTGTTCGGTCTTCCGGGGTTCGTGTCATGCACTTTCTCACCGGGGTTCAAATCCATAATCACGCCGGGACCCAGTTCAAGGCTGCTTTCGTCCTCTGCGTCAATCTGCTGTTCTTCTGGTATCATTGAACCAACTGCGCCGTCCTCGCTTGCGTCCTCTTTCTCAATTAATACAGAAAACATCCCGGACACTACCGCCGCCACAAGTTCTGCGTCCGTGTACTTCCCCAGCTGTTTCAGACTTTCAATGACCGGGGCAAGGAACGGAACGCCCCTGCGCTGCCCTATCCTCTCACGGGTCATAATGTGCAGCACGTTTCTTCTTCCCGTCCTGCTTCCGTATGCTTCCACCCTCTGCCACTTAATGTCCGTCACCTCATAGGACAATGGGTGCTGGTCTGAAATGTGGTACGCCACAACTTCCCCATCCGGGGCGCACTCAACGCCGCCGACAATCTTATTGTCGTATGTATCGCAGTAGTCCGGGCTGGAAAGCCTATCAGCTTCCACCAGCTGCACCCGCAAATCATACGGCTGGTTCTTTCTGGGCTTTATCGGCAGCAACGCCAGACAGTCCCCGGACATAAGCCAGTTAAGGAAAGCCAGCTGCTGCAACTCATAGAAATTATCAATTCTCTGTATGTCGCAATCCGGGCTTTCTGCCCACAACTGCCATTCCCGTTCAATCTGCTTTTCCAGTTTCTGCGCCTGCGCCGCCGTTATCCCTAAAACATCCCGGTCAATGGACGGCTTCAAGTTAAGACCACGCCCCACAACATTTGTCCGCATGGTCTTGACTGCGCCGTTTGCCACGGGTACGCCCATATACAAATCACGGCTGCGCTGCCGCAGCACGGAAACATTGTCTTCTATGTCCTCACGGTGCGACCCGCCAGCGAAAAGCCAACCTTTCAGCGACTTTTTGAACGTGCTTGCGCCGTAATTCCCATATCCGCTATTCAATATCTGCATTTTCTGCCTTGCCGCAGCCCTTTGAAGCCCTTTCTGCGGTGCGACCGTTGCAATGGCTCTGTCAATCAATGTCGCAATGCCCATTCCCTTTTTCACCTCCCGTCTGCCGCACTGCATGAAAAAAGCACCGTTTGACGGGTGCTTTTCGTGTCTGCCTATTTATTCACGCTATCATTTTATACCGTTTTTGCGGGAAATGGGGGGAAATAAAACGCCAAAAAGGGAAATTGCGGGAAATGTTTTGCTTACAAGTCACGGGGTACGGCACGATATGCCCGGTTTCTTCCCCCATGTTTCTTTGCGTTTTCCAATGCAATCACTTTTTTATTCCAGTAGTCAATAGTATTCCGTATCTCTGCAAGGTCAGCTTTTGTCATGACCCTGCTTCCGATTGTGTAGGACTGCGCATTTGTCACCGCAATTTCTGCTTCCAACCATGCGTCAAGGTGTCTTTGCGCCGTTTCCAGTGTTATTCCTGCCATTAGTTTATACCTCCACTTCTTCTGCCCCTCTTTTTCCTTTTTGCGGGGCTTGCCGTCTGCTGCTTCTTCTCCGGGTCTTCTGGCTTTTTCAGCGGAAGTCCCGTTATTTCAATAGCTGCCGTTGCATAGTTCCGGCAGTCAAGGGCTTCATTTCTGCGGTGTTCCCCTCTGTCTTTCAGTTCCCATGCAAAATATGGTCTTCCCATCTTGTACCGCATTACCTTTTTTTCGGAAGTCAAGCCTTTAAAATACTTTTCATCATACCCCCTGCCGTCTTCCCTCGGAAAATGGCAGAAGCCCGGTCCCGGTTCTTCCAGCTTCAATCTGTCCATCAGCCAGCTTTTCCCTGTGTCAACGCCTATCGTGAAAAGATATGCCTGCTCCCTGTTACTCTTTGACGGCTTCTGTATATACGCCGCTGCGCTGTCGTTGCTGCCCTTGATTGCAAATACCTTCCGGGAAAACCTCTTTTTGCAGAATTTATATACCTTGTTTGTAAAATGCCCGCCGCTGTCCATACAGGTACACACTATTTTCATGGCTGTGCCGTCTGCCTTGTGAAAGGTCTGTGCAAGAAACGTGTCAAGCTCTTCCCACACCTTATCCCCGTGCAAATCTCCGTATATCACCGCATATTTTATGCCCCAGTTTTCATAGTCAGGACCCCACCCGACAACATCAATTTCAAAACGGTCATCTTGCGTGTCAACTCCTGCGGTCAGATAAAGCACTTCTTCCGGGACTTCGCAGCTATAATATTCCCTGCGGTTTAAAAGTTCGTCGTCGTCTATACTCTCCCCGTCTTCCTCCCATGTCTGCCCCATTTCGGTATTGGTCCATACCTTCATCATCTGCACATTACCCTTTTTCATTTCGTCGTATGCTTCAATGAATTTTTCAACAACTTCTTTCCATGTTGTCAGGGTAGAAGCAAGGGTATTCAGGTGGAAGCCCTTCACCGGGTTTTCCGGGTCAGCGTGTACAAACTTCCCGTCTGTATAGTGTTCCTTCCATTCTGCTTCACTGGAAATGACCCCGCATTTTTCGCAGGCGTATTGTATTTCTGACAGGTCTTTTTTATCGTATACAACATTTCCCCATACAAGCGGTTGCAACTCCACGCAGCACGGGCAGGGGGTATTCCATTCGCCCCGGCTGCTGTTCTCATATTCAATTTCTATCCGGGAAGCCCCTTTGATAGTAGGCGTTGAAATATCCACTTGTTTTTTATTCCAGTAGGTGGTCTGTCGCTTTGCCGCTAACAATAGCGGGTCCCCCTCCGCTCCTGCGCTTGCCGGGTATCCGTCTATTTCGTCAGCAAGTAAAATCCTGACAGTGTGGCTTCTCAATCCCGTGGGGCTGTTCGCTCCTGCAATCGTGACAAAACCGCCCGGAAAAATTTTCTGTGTTATCGTGTTCCCGCTGCTGCGTGACTTATCGTTTACCCGCTCTTCCAGTACGGGGGTATTTCGCAGCATAGGGGACAGCTTTTCTTTAGAGAATTTTTCTGCCATATCTATGGTTGGCTGTATTACCATTATCGGGGAAGGGTCGTAATGTATGTAATAGCCTATCGGGTTTAGTACCATTGCGTCAGTCTTCCCCACCTGCGCCGCTGACATAATCACAACTTTTTTTATTGATATGTCCGTGATTGCGTCCATTATTTCTTTCTGATACGGGGCTTTTGCTGTCTTCCACCGCCCCGGTTCCGCAGTCGTCCCGGCAGCAAGCCGCCTATATTTGTCAGCCCATTCAGAAAGCGTCAAATCTGGCGGCGGTTTTAATACTTTGAATAGCCTGCGGAAAAGCTGCGCCGTGTTATCATTCATCTTTCCCGCCCTCCCCTATGATTCTATCAAAGTCAGAAAGTTCCTCCAGCGTTTCGTCAATCGCCTTTTTCATCAGCTTAAAAATTTCCGTCTGGTCCTTCTTCTTTGCAAGAATCGGGCTTAATTTTGCAGGTATCGCCAGAAGACGGGTCCTGAAATTTACAAGTGTATCAGTTACAATCTTTTCAATGTCTTCTGTCGTATGAAGCTCATTCTTCCGCAACTGCAATTCAAGCTCTTCATTTTCCCTTTTCGCCCGCACCAGCTTTGCCCGCTCCGTGTTATAGTCCACCTTCTCTTCCGCTTCCGGGTTCTTCTGCCGCAGAAAATTTATATACTCTTTCGTCACCGTCCGCAAGTCGTACAACCCCGGCTTGTATTCGGTCAATATGCCCTTGTCCCGCAGCGTCCGCACGTTCCTTTCCGTCATATCCAGATAACGTGCCACCGCCACCGACGTGTACAGCTTCATTTTTTCACGGACCCCCTTTCTAAATTTTTTCCGGCAGAAGCGGAAGCCGATTTTTTTATTTTGTATCTAGGCAGGTTCTGGGCGTCGCCGTACCCGCATAGCTTCCGAACTCCTGAAAGAACCTACCGCCCGTTCAGTCGTCGTCCATCAAATCATCAATAATCTCTTCCGTTTCATCATCAATAATGATTTCGCCTGTTAATTTCTGCTTTGCAAGCTGATATTTCCGCTCGTCTAATCTCAATCGCCTGTCTTCCATCTCATATGACTTGATACTATCTATTAGTTTAATTATGCGCCCATGCAGGCGGTTCAGTTCTGCTTCTACCTTCATAGCTCTATCAAAGGCACTTGATTTAATGATAGTCTTCATTGCTGTCTTTAGCTTCTCTGTGCCGCCCTCTGGGTCTTTTACCTGCCCTGTATCAATGCCGCTGTCCTGCTCCCCCTGTACCTCTTCAATCGTCTTTGGTACTGTCATATGCACTAATTTATCAGCATAGAAAGCCCCCTCCGCTTCCGGGGCTGTGTACTGCTTCAATAGCCCCTCCAGATATGCCTTGCGTACTAACAGGCTTTGCAGCTCCTCCGTCATTTTCTCTATGCTGCCGCCTGGCTTTACCGCTTTTATTTTCTCCGCTTTCTCCGGGTCTATGTCGTCAATCCCCGCTTGTGCAAAGGCTCCGTGTGTAACGGCGTTTTTATTACAGTCCTTTTTGGGGGTTCTGCCTGCTGCATTTTTATTCCCCCTCTGCCCGCCTTTTTTCTTTGGGGCTTCTTTCAGGCGTTCTTCCCACTTGTCTTCTGACTTCCACTTGCTGATTCTTGCTTTCGGCACGCCTGCTGCCGCCGCCAGCTCATCTAGCGTCATTTTGCCGCCGCTGTCTATGTATCTTTGCAAGCTCTGGTCCCGCTCCGGGTTCCGCTTCCTTCCCATCCTTCCTCACTTCCTTTCGTTCGTTTTCGCAACTCTGCCCCGCCCCGATTTCGGAAATATAAAAAATACAGGGTTCCAAAATTCCCAGAATATGAAAGCTCGCCCTGCTTCCCCTGCATTTTGAAGCCCTGTTTCCTGCGTCTGATTATACCAGCTTTTTCCGGGCAATACCGGGCAATCCTTCATTCCTTTATTTCGTATTCGGAAAGTATGCGGTTATTTTCAAAACCTTTCAGAAGCCTTTCCACCGCTCCGTCCCGGATATTTTTACACTGTCTTTCGCTGTAGTGCGTCCGCTCCGCTACCTGTTCCCACTTCATGCCGTGAAAATAATACCCGAAAACAACATTTTTTTGCTTCATTGTCAGCCGGGACACTTCTTTCAGGATTTCAACCTTTACTTTCTGCAATTCCTCTATTTCCCGCTGGTAACGCTGAATATCTCCCCGCACATACCCCGGGAAATTCAATGCAAAGCCGTTCTGTGGGGTCAGAATTTGCATATTTTCCCTTTGTTGTGTCGCTATAGCCTCCCCCCTGAATCGGATTGTAATATTGTTCTAAGTCTGAAATAAAGCTGCGTCTTGACTTGATTTCCCCGTCAATCTCCGGGAACAATTCAAGCAATTTCAGAACTTTGTTTTTGTTCATGGTCTTTGCCATCCCTTTTACCTCCTTCTCTCCACACGGCAAGGGCAAGCACCGTTTCCGGCGTTGCCCTCTCTCCGTTTTCTTTCATGTTTTCCATAACCTCCGCAATATCCGCAAGCAATCCCACTATGTTCAGCCTTCTTCCCTTCTTCTTAATTCCTGAACCGAAAAACCGATAATGCAATAATCATCTTCAAGCCCCGTCCAGTCTTCCCATACATACGTTATTTCTGTTACAATCTCCCGCCCTGTCATTCTTCCTGCCGTGTACTCCTGCATTACTGCTGTATCTCCTACCCTGTACCCGTCATTCTTTAACAGATAGAATGTCAGCGTTTCACTTGCAATTTCATTGTACTTTGAACCCGCCAGCGTGATTTCATGCACCTTCTTTTCCGCTTCACTCGGTAACTGCTGCATTTTTTCTTCCTGCTGCTGTTCTTTCATCTTTCTTGCCGTTTCCCGGTCAAGTGCTGCTTGCTGTTCGTCGTACCGCTGTTCATCTGTCTTGCGGGCTTCCTCCCGGTTCACATAGGCATTGCAGGAAGTGACCGTGCTTTTCTTTTCGTGGCACGTTTCGTAATTCTCGCAGGAATAGCAAAGAGAAGTGATATTTTCCGGCTGCGGGTCTTCGTATTCCTCCGGCTGGTTCATGAAGTCTTCCCACTGCCCCTCTGTGGCTTCTCCTGCGCCCTCTGTGGGCGTTTCTTCCTCTTCTGCGGGTTCTTCTTCGCCTTCGCCCGTTTCGCCCGGCAAAATGTCTTCTGTGAAGCTCATTTGCCCCGGCATATCCTTTCCAGTTTCCTCCCTCTGCTTCATTTCCCTTGCTTCCGTCAATGAAAGCGTCCCTACTTCCTCCACCCTGTCTGCCGCTTCCTCCTGCCCCGCTGCGCTCATGCCGCACAACTCAACCGCTACAGAAACATTGATAACGCTTTCTTTAAAGTATTTCATCAGGCGGGCAGAAAGATTGTTGTAAATAGACTTATACCGCCCCAGTTGCGCTTCCGTCGTCCCTGTTATCTCTGCAAGGACTTCACGGGTCCTTCCGTTCAGGCTGTATTCCTTTTTCAGCTCTTTTGCCAGTTCCTCTGCCTGAATTGCTTCCATCATCTTTTCCCAGTCTGTCTTATCCCGGAAGCGGTTCGCCATAATCAACGCCAGCCGGTCCCTCACGTCCTCTTTTTTGAAGACGCAAGGCACAAACCGCATTTCCTCTTTCCCCTCTTCTAACAGGGAAAGCACCGCAAGCCGTCTTCTATGCCCCGCAATCACTCTGTATTTGCCGTTTTCCGGGCGGCTTACAAGTAACGGCTGCAATATGCCCACAAGCTCAATAGAACGCTTTAATTCGTCGTCTACATGATAGAAATTTTCTTGCGACGGTACAAGGTCATGTACATCAATATTTACAACTGTGTTTTCCTCTGCCTGCTGCGGGGCGTTGTCCTGCTGCCCCGCTTCTCTTTTCTCCTGCTGCCCTCCGCTTACTTCCTCCAGCTCCTTTGAACGGCTGTTCAATAAGTCCGTCAGGTTGAATTTTGCTTTTGCCATCTCTTTTTCCTTCCTTTCTGTGTCCAATTCGGTCACATTTTCAGATATTCTTCAACCAGCTTTTTATAGTCCTGCGCCGCCCCGCAGCGGCTGGAATAAATCAAAATCGGCTTCCGCTCAAACGTACTGGGTTTCATTTTTGCCGTTCGTCTGATATGTGTATCAAAAAGCGGATATTTATTGCATATTTGCAGATATTGTTCCCCCTGCTGGTCTGCTTCGTTCAGTCTGTCATACTGCGTAATGAAGCACCCTCGGAAGCACAATGCCGGGTTTAAATTTTCCCGTGCGTTTTCAATTTGTTCTGTCAATTCTTCCAGCCCGTCAAGTGAAAAGTCATCAATCGTAATTGGCACAAGCACATCATCAGAAGCAGCTAGTGCATTTATTGTGCTAATGTTAATATCCGGTGCATTGTCGATTATGCAGAAATCATATTGCCCCGCCACCTGCCGCAACGCTCTTTTGAATCGGGTCTGTTGTATACAGCTTTGGTCTAATAGCACTTTTTGATTAGCCTTTGATAAATTCATATTTGCTGTGATAATGTCCAGCCCTTCATAGTCTGTATGCTGAATGACTGCTGCTGTGTCAATTTCCTTGTCCGTCATTACCTCCGCAACGCCCGCTTTGTCATAGCTGTGGCGGTTGAAGAACTTTGAAGCGTTCCCCTGCTTGTCGTTATCTACCAGCAGAACCTTCTTTTTGTGTACGGCGTTCAGGATATGCGCCATATTGACGCTTGAAGTTGTCTTCGCAACCCCGCCTTTTAGGTTGATAATTGAAATTGTCTTCATGTGCCTTTCCTCCTTGTATCTGGTATGATTTTTTATTTTCCCAGTAATGCGCCGGACGGGAATCGGACCCGCCCCGCAGGTCTTCACACCTGCTGCCCCGTGCGGCTCCCGGCTCTAAATTTCAAAGTTGTTTGTTGCAATCGCTAAATTCTTTAACGCTTCTTTTTGCCCCTCTATCTTGTAGTATTCAGAAACTTTTTGCATTACCTGATATACCAGCCCTGCTTTGGTCAAGCTCTCGACTAACTTTTCCATGCAGCACCATCTATTCCCGTCCCCTCTTGTTGCGCTCATTTCCTGCAACTCTTCCCAGATTTCACTTTGCCGTGCGTCAAGTGCTGAAATTCCTTTGTTCCATTCTGTGTATTTCTCTTTCAATGCTTTCTTTGTCATATCCTTTATACCTCCGCTTGTTTTCTTGTTTGATTATGTCTTTATTATATACTTGCGCAAGTATATTTTCAATAGGCAAAATGCACAATCTTACGCAAGTATATTTGTCTATTTTGTATACTTGCGTAAGATATGCAGATTTTCAGACAGTCAGCCCGACTTCCTTTATGGTCATAATCCTTTCATACTTCCCGGACCCGTTCAGCTCATATGTAAAAATTATTTTCCCTGTCTTTATGTAATGAGTACAGGCAATATCCGTTATTACTCCTTCCCGCTGCGTATACATTACCCCGTTTTCATTCGTTCCCGCCACTTCAATTACCACAACCCTGTCCCCGATTTCATACGGACACTTTGCGCTAAATGCTGCCATCTGCATTGTTCTTTTCCTCCATCTTCTTTTCATTCTGTTTTCTGACATACCACGCAACTTCCCGCAGTATGATAAACACAAGCCCCGCTGCCCCTATCAGCAAAATAATAACTACCGCTGATATGAAGAAGAAAAACGCTTCCACCGCCTTTTCAAACAATATCACTTTTGCTTTCCCTCCTGTTCTTCTCCCTCATTTGCGCCCTTGCCCGGTCAATAGAAGGTTTTATGCTGTTGATTGTCTGCAACTGTCTTTTCAGAATCGGCTTGCGCTTCTCCTGCTGTTCTGCCGCCCTCTGCTGCCTGACCCTCTGCAATACTTCCTGTTTACTCTGGCAATGTCTGTTCTTTCTCTTTCCCACTTCCTTCGCCCTCCTATCTTCTTTTCTTTTTCCCGTATCTCTTTTTCTTCTTTGTCGCCCGGCGTTTTAGAAAAACGTCTTCTTTCGCCCGGATAACTTCTTTCTGTACCCGTTCATGGTTTCTGTTGTCTTCTTCCTCCTGTACAACCTCCAGAACCTCTACCGCAGGAATAGGGAATGTATAAGTACGGCCGGGGTCATAGGTTCCCGCTTCCCAGTCAGCCTTGAATCCTTCAAAATCATCTTCATAAGCGCAAAACGGGTTATATTGTTCTGCTTCATACATAGCAAGCATTACCCGTTTATCATCTTCTTTCTTCCAGTTCCATAAGTGCCATATTTCGTGATTGTCATAGTCCCACATACTTACCCATAGTTCTAAGCCGTCCCACAATTCATCAGCTTTCTTCATGTGCTTAAACTGATTGAAAGTAAAGCCCTGTCCCTTTAACTCCTGCTGGTAGTCCTTTACCTCTTTTCCTGCCGTATGCAGCCGCACAAATGCAACTTTCGGAAGATACGGCGGCTTTTCTTTGTCAACCTTCACTTTTCTTTCCTCCCGTCTATCCTGTAAGCAATACGCATGATTGCTTCCATTGTTTTTTTTATGTTCGTGTCCGTGTCTTCCGTAATGTTTAACACGTCCGCTATATCCCGCAATTCCTCTGCGGTTTCTTCGTCCGACTTTTCAGCCAGACAGTCAGCGCATATCCCCTGCCCGTCCTCCGGCAGCGTCTTTCCGCAGATAATACATTTTTCACGGTCCATGCCCGCACCTTCTTTCACCAGTCCTGCATTTTCTTCACCGTTTCTGTCAATGCCTTTTCCCTCTCTATCAACGCCCGGACTTCATACGGGGCAAGCCCTGTTTCCTCATACTCAAACAATTTCTTTGCTGCCCGTACAACGCCCACATTCTGCCTTAAAACGGGTTTTCCGCTTCCTGTGCTTATCTCTGTAAGCCTTTCCCGTTTCCTGCCCTTTTTGCCCCTCTGTGGCTTCTCCTGCGCCTGCTGCCGGGCGGCAATCTTCGCCCCCTGTGAAACTATTGCATTATGCGGGATATATCCCCGCATGGCGTTATTAGAAGCCCTTACCGCCGCTTTCTGTATGTTCACGTCTTCCCCTCCTTTAATTTGTGATTCTTAAAAACTGAAACATACAGGCTTCATCATGCAGAAGAATCACTTCCACGTCTTCGTTCAGGGTAACAACCGTTAAAAATTTCGGCTTTGCAATTCCCTTTTCCTCTGCTTCAATCTCTGGCGGCGTGTCATTATACCTCCAGCACATATTCAGCGCATTATATACACGCTCTTTATAAACAACCTTAAAGCCCCGCATATCTATTCCCATGTTTTAGCCCTCCTTCTCTCACTCCACTATCAGGTGAAAAATATCTTTTTGCACTCTCTCTATTGGTTCCCCGCCTTTTGGTTCCTTCAATATCAGCAGATATTCTTCCGGCGTGTCAATTATTGTGCTTACTTCGTAAACTTTGTAATTTTCGCTTGTGCCGTCCTCATATTCCATCATCACATTTGCTTTCAAATTTCCGCAGCTCCATTCATCAGCAAAGAAGAACAATATTTCTTCCGTTCTCTTTGCTTTCTTTTCCCGGATAAACTCTGATATTCTTTTCCCTGCCGCTTATTACTACCGCTTCCGGGTCCATTCCCTCTAAAATCTCTATCAGCTTTTTCACTGTGACTTCTTCCGGGTTATCGTATTCTTTCAGCCCCAGTCCGCTGCCTGCTGCCTGCCCGGTCAGCTTTGCATATTCTTCAAATATCCTGCCGACAATGCAACTTCCGCAGTCTGCGCCCTCTTCGCCGCCGTTATCAAAACAATGACCGCAGCCCATAAAATCATCTGCGCCGCCTTCCCGGTCAATCGTGCAAAGGTCTTCCGGCACGGGTCCTTCTATAAAGTCTATCATCTGTATTGCCCGGCTCTCTATTGCAGGATAGCCCGGAAACTGCAAATACCGTGCAATTATCCTTTCCGCTTCCTCTGCCCCGTAACAAACCGTCGTGAAATATCCCTGTTCTTTCAGTGCTTCCAGCCATTCGTCCTGACTGTCCGTTGTTTTGTTCTTTCCGTACTTCATTTCGATATACAGCCCGTGGAATCCGTTTCTTGCTACAGGCAAGCACAAGTCCGGCACACCTGCTTTCACTCCCTGTCGCTTTAGGTTCGCCGCTTCCAGCGTGTTCCTGCTGCCGCCGTTCGGGATATGATAAATCAATTTCAATTCAGGACATTTGCTTTGCTGCCAGCCGCACCACTGTATCAGTGTTTCTTGCTCTGTCGCTTCGCTTCTCCTGCGGTTCTGCTGCCTTGTGTAATAGCTCATTCCCTCTAGCTCCCTTCTTTCAGCTTTTTAACGTGCGAACTCTTAAACAAGCATGACTGGGGATTGATTAAGAAATAGCACTTCTGCGGTATGTATAAATTAGGGTCATTTTTGAATTGTTCTTCCCCTGTTTTATGAAGTTCGCCCGTGATAACGTCGTTGTCAAATAGCTTTATTGTGACAACTTTCCCCAGATACTGTTCTAAATCGCTTCTTTTCATTCTTTCGCTTCCTCCCGTTCGTCAAAATGCGTCGCCATCATGTCCGCAATATGAAGCATGACTGCCAGCTTGCTTTGCCTGAAAGCGTTGTCTAAATCATACCCGCCGCCCCTTGCGTAAAAGTCGTACTGCCCCATGTGCCACCTGATTGCCAGAATCTCTTCTTGTGTCAAGTGCATAAACTGTAAAATCAAGATAACGGACTTTTCCCCGTGTCCGGCAGGGAAATTCTTTGTCAACTGATATTCCGGCTTTCCCTGCTGCCCCTCTGTAAGCCTGTATGCGTCTATTTTGCATAGGTCATGAAGAAGTCCGCAGATTGCGACCGTTTCTAAATCATATTGTGGGAACTGCTGCCGCTTTTCTTCCTCTGTATTCAGCCGTAAAAGCCGCCTGAATACATTTATTGAATGTTCCGCAAGCCCTCCGGGGTTCGCTCCGTGGTGTCGCTTGCTTGCCGGGGCTTCAAAGAAGCTGTTTGCGTCCATCCATTGCAGAAGGTCAGCCGCCCCCTGTCTTTTTATGTACGCAAAATAATTCCTGTATTTTGCTTCTATCCATTCCTGAACTTCCGTTTTCATTCCTCTTCTTCCTCCGCTTCTCCTATCAATGCCCGTGGCGGCGTTCTTTTATCTAATACCATCCGTAACCATGCCGCCTTTTTATACTTCCGCAGCTCTTCCCCTTCCAGCTCCCTTTCTGGTCCGTCGTATTTCTGATAACAACGGGCGTTTTTATCCGGGTACAGGTTATTTCCCTGTTTAAAGGCAATCAAGAACGCTTCCAGCTCCCGCTTTAGTTCCTGCCTGTAGAAGTCAAAAAGCATTTTTATTTCCACCGCTTCAATCTCCGTACAATTACAGCCCCGCTTCTTCCTCCGGCTATAGTTCCCCGTGTAATGGTGATATGAAGTGCTTCCCGTGACTTTATAAAAAATCTGTTTCAACAAGTCTTCTTCAAGCTCCGTTTTGTAACCGAACCAGTGAAGCGTTACACGCTCTTCTAATATCTCCCCTTCGTCAATCTGGTATTTCTCCAGCAATTTGTGATACAGCTTCAATGCGCTTTCACGTTCACCGCCCACGCCCCGCTCTGCAAGGGCTTTCAGCTTTTTCAGTTTGTCCGCTGCCTGTTCTTTTGTCATGCCTGCTGCCCCTTCCCTTTCCTCTGCCTTGACAGCTTTTCAAGCTGCAAGCAAAGTCTTTGTATATTCTCATATGTCCCGCAGCTTTCGCACTCTTCCTGCCCGTAATGACCGGGGCAAGCGTCGCACTCTTCCTGCTCTGCTTTCAGCATTGTTGCTGCCGTCGCCGCCTGAAAGAGTGTGTCCCCGTCAAACGGCTTTTCCTGCTGGTTCTGCGGCTCCTGCTGCAATTCCTCTTCACTTATTCCGTATTTGCTTTTCAGCTTTTCATACAGCCGCCGTGCGTCCCGTCTTTCGCCGCCCACGCCCTGTTCTGCAAGTGCTTTCAGGGCTTTCAGCTTCTTTGTTATCTGTTCTTTTGTCATGCCTGCCGCCCTCCGTACACTTCCACAAGCCCGTTTTTCTCCTGTGCAAGCTCCGTTATGCCCTCTTCAAGCGCAATCTGTATTTCCGCAAGCATACCTTCTGAAAGTCCGTACCTGCTTCCGATAAAGATATATTTGCAATGCTTCAAAAGCTCTGTGCCTGCTGCCATTCCCTTTTCTCTTTGTTCCGGGTCCTCTTCGTTCAATACCTGTGTCAAATACAAGTGCGGCGTTATCGGCGTATATCCGCAGTCTAACGCAATCCGGGTCAGTTCCCTTTCGTACTCTGTATTTCTTTCAATATCGCCCCTGTACGGGCTGCATATGTAACATAATTTACTTTGCATTTTCCTTCCCTCCTGTCAGATTAAGTCAAAGACTGAAAGCTGCGCTTTCTCTGCCTGTATACGCCTGTCAGCGTCCGTGTAATATTCTTTGTCAATCTCTATCGCATACCATTCAAACCGCAGGCGTTGACACGCAACCGGGCAAGAACCGCTTCCGGCGTGTGTGTCAATTATCCTGTCGCCCCGCTTTGCATAGCCATTTGTCAATATCCATTCATACAGCTTCGCTGGCTTCTGTGTCGGGTGAATTGTTCCTTCTTTCAGAAGTTCGACCCGGTTCATTGTGACAATCCTTGTCGGGCAGTCAAACGACGTGTAGGCAATTTCACAATCTGACATTGACAAGCCCCGCTGCACTTTATCCCAGATTATCCAGCCTTTATGCCCTGCTTTTAAGTGTTTCACAAAATAATTGCCGCCCCAGATAATTTGATTTTCGGATATTCTTTCAAGCTCCCGGAAGTATTCTGCCCCCGGTATGCCTTTACTGTCCCAGTCCTTTTGTTCGTGTTCCTTCCTTCCCTGTTTCGGATTGCTGCATACTTTCTTTTTCTGTCCGTCGTTGCCTATCCCATAGGGCGGGTCAACTATCGCAAGATTGAAAAATTTATCAGGCATTTCCCGCATGACGGGCAAGCAATCCGCATTTATTAGCGTGTTTAGCTCATATCCTGCAACATTCATTCAGCCTGTTTCCCTCCTTTCTGTCTTACATTTTCCTGATTTTGTCTTGCAAAATCTTTTACAAGGTTCCGCAGCTTTTCCGTGAAATTCTTCCCCCTGTAGCCCTCTATCACTTCCAGCGTTTCCGGGTAAAGCCGCACTGTCTTTGATACGCTCAAATCGTCATTTGTGTATACCCCGTTGACGTGTTTATACATTCCCGCTGCTTCCTCCCTTCCCGAAAATTCGCACTTGCTTCTTTCGCAGCTCCAGACGCTGCACCACCTTTTTTCTTTTTCGCAGAAAAACATATTATTGCTTTCCCCGGTACACAAGTACAAATTCGCTGTCTTCATAGTCCAGCCCGTACTTTTTGCAGTCCTCTTCATCAGCGGGAATGACATTTTCAAGCGGGCATGACCACTGATAGCAACAACCTATCCCGTTTTCTTTCGTTTCGTTTTTCGAGTTCCGGCAGTTATAGCCGTTATTCGGGGAAAACTCACTGTCCGGGTCAAGTTCCGCATTGAAGAAATGACCGCAGATATTAGCAAGCTGATTGATTGTCATAATGTCCGGCACGTCTTCCCCTCTGTAATACTGCCATGACTGCGGCGGTCTTTTCAGCCCGTACAGGCTCAACGGGTGTGGCGTGTAGTATTCTTTCACCTGTGACACCGACCAACCCCACAAGGGCTTCCCGCTCTCTCCTGCGTACTCTTTCAACTGCTGCCGGGTCAGACAGCTTCCCTTTTGTACTTCTCTGTCTTGCATTTCTTTCAACTGCTGCCGTGTCAGGCGGTTTCCCTTTTGTACTTCTCTGTCTTTCGTTTCCGGGATAGTCGGTATTTTCAAAAAGTCTTTGCAGGCAAATTCCACTTTTATTTCCCCCGTCCCGGTAACATATACAAGAACCCTGTACGGACCCTTCCCAGCAGGGCGTGTCTTCCTGATTTCAAGCGGCTTTTCTCCCGCAAGAACCTTCTTCCACCAGCGGTCATGTAAAGACAATATGATTGTGTCCGATTCGGACAACCTCTGCTTTTCAGCCATCTTTCCTTCCCTCCTGTTCTGCGGCAATTATTCCCCTGAAAACACGTTCCGCACACGGTACGGCAATACTGTTTACCAGTGCAT